CTTGCCATAAAGGCCGCGCTGATCTTCCTGCAATTCATCCCAGACGCCGATTGGCTGTAGCGGATCGTGCTGCCAGAGGAGCTTTACCTTGCGCCCGGACCCGATGGACTTTGCAAACGCGCCGCGCTCGACAATATCCATGCCTTGATCGACGTTACCAAAGACGGATAGATACCCCTCAAAGACGCCATCTTGATCCGGCTCCTTTTTGAGTTCAAAGGCTACCGCCTTGCGTTGCATTTGTTCGGCCATGCCGCATCCCCGCTTGCTTTGTGTTACGTTATAACATCACGCGCGGCAAAGCGCAAAGGGGTCTAGTCCTGCGTGATAAACCCGATCACACAGCGACAATTTATTGTTTCGGCAGCGGGTCCAGCCGGGTCGCCCGGAAACGATAGCGCCGATCCGCCAATGTCAAACGGCTGATCCATGCCGACGATTTGCCCGTTTGCAATCGCGTGGCTTTCCCGCGTCCGCTCATCCTCTGCGCTGATCCATTCTCGCTTTAGGTCAAGTCCCGTTTCTTTCGCCGCAACATTGGCCCCATAATTCGCGGCCCCGTGGGTTTCCGTGCGGGCTATCAGCGCCGATCTGGCAAACGAAAAGCTAGGCACAAGGTCGCGGACATATCCCGCAACGCCTGACTGCCCCAAGCCATCCGCAAAGCCCTTCGCAACCGCTCTGATAATCTGGCTGCGAGTGGTTTCCGCAACAGCCGCAATCCGCCGCCGAATGGCCTCCCCCGCGATGTAACGAAACGCAAACTCGGTAAGCACCGCCGCGAAGTCCTTACGCTCCAGCAACATGCCAGACGCCTTGCCTTGAGCCTCAACCCGCTTGCCAAATGCGACAATCGACGCAACGGCCATTGCGCGGTAAATGTCCGCAAGCCTCTCGTGGTGATCCGGCAAAAGCGGAACCGATCCCGTGAGTTCAAACACCCGGATCATTTCACGCGCAGCCCGGTCCAGTTCCGCCCTGATGCGCGGCTGGAATGATGCCTCCAGCCTGTCCAGCAAGATAGCCTGCCGCCGCTGTTCCCGGCGCGGGTTTTGGTCAATCAGCCTGCGAGGCATTAGGCAATGAACGCCCAGATGCCTGTTGCGGTAGTCCCGGTTGCCTTTACCCGGCTGATACCCACAGGCAGAATGTCACCAAGCGCGATCGGATAGGTGCGCTCGTTACCAGCCGCCGTGACGATCACCACGTCACCCGCCGCGCCCTTGCAAGTGATGCCGATAGCAATCGTGCCAGTCTCAATGTCCGCATCATCGTCCGGCGTTACTGGAACAATGTCTTTTGCCAGCCCGGTAAGGTTGCCACCCGCGCCCGTGAAAGGATTACTCGCCATTCTTATTCTCCATATCTAGCCCGTAGGCCAATGCCTTCATGTCGTCCGCAGTCAATTGCGGGGTTACGTCCATCATGGGCGGTAGCGGCTCGGTCGCCATGCTCAGGCTGATCTGCGACGAATTGACCAGCAACACATCCCCGCCCTCGATAGGCTCGTACCCCTTCATTGCGCGGCGCTCGTTTATGGTCAGGTCTGTAGCCCGGTCGGCCATTTCCCATTGCTGCGCCTTCTTGTCTACAATGGCCGGAACCTGATCATAGTCGGCCCGGATTTCAGCGCCATCGCCAATCGTTGCCGACCAATCCGCCGCAATCATGTCCACAAGCGGAATGACCGTATCTTCCCAGAACGCAAGCCGCGCCTCTTGGTAATTGCTGTATGTGTTATCGCCAGGAATGCCCAAAAGCTGTGGCGGAACCCCAAAGCCCAGCGCAATATCACGCGCTGCGCTATTCTTTCCGTCAACAATGCCCATGTCTGTCGGGCTTAGGCCCATCTGCTTCCAGTCAAGCCCGCCCTCTAGTAACATCGGCCTGCCCGCGTTGCGTGATCCGCTGTATTGCTCATCCATCTGCGCCTTGAGGCGGTTGAACTGCTCATCGCCAAGCTGACTGTCACCGCCCATTACAAGCGCACCTGACGGCCTTGCAGAGTTCTGCAAGAGCGACATTAGGAATGTCATGCTCTCGTTATGCTGGTCAACCGCGTATGACGTGGCCTCGACGGGTGACAACCCGTACCAATCGTTTAGCGGATTGAATAGCTTCAGGTGCCTGACATCGCTCTGGAACGTGCGCGGATCAACATCCCACCTGACCCTGCGCCCGTTGTTTTCGTACTGGTACGCAATCGGGTAGCCATTGTCGCCGGGAATGACCTTCATTCGATCCGGGCGAAGCTGGTACAGTTCCCGCGTTTTGCCAGCGACCTTGACGCTTTCCTCGTACCCATTGCCCGCAATCAACAGAAACGACACTTTTGCGCGGATGTATTGCGAACCGGATTGGCCGGGGTTTGGGTTGCTGATTAGGTCAAGCGCCGGGTGGACGGTCAATTCCTTTTCGCCGCGCCATGCTGTCCAGCGGATTGACGACACCGCATCCGCAATCTTGTTTACAGACTGGTACGCTACCACGTTGCGAATGTACGCCTCACGCGAGAACGAGGCATAATCGCGGCCTGACCACGCGGGCTGACCCGGCGTCATGACCATCACGCGGCCTGTCTGACTGGCCTTTTTCTCAGGTTGCCGCCCAAATAGCTTTGGAAAGATCATCACGCGCCCTTTTGCGGTTTTGTTATGTTATAACGCAAAAGGATTGCAGAGGCTATAGGGCGCGGATTGAAGGCTCCGTCTTGCCTTGCAGCATATCGCTGATAGCGTCAAAGAGCGGGTCAAGCTGGTCATCGTGCGTTGCGTTAGGGAAAGCGGTCGCCTCGCCAAGAAGATCAGACAGCCAAGGCGCATCCTCTGGCAGTAGCACGTTGCCGCTCTCGATGAATGGCGCGGCGTCATAGGCGCGGGTTAGCTTGTCGATGTTGCGTTGCCGACCGATGATCGGGATGCCTTCGCGCTTTAGCGTCTGAATAAGCCCGGTCCCGCTTGCCTTGTCCTCCACATCCATCTTGCGCAGGTTGCCTTGCCCAACGGTTGCGGAATGCTTGGCCCAGAACGCCTTGGCGCGGGTTAGCAGTTCCGGCGCTTCCCACTTGCCCCGGATCTGGTCTAGTAGCACGGCCTGCCCCCGCACAGATTGCCCCCAGCACTGGAAAACAGAATAGTCGTTTGCTTCTTTGGTTTTCTGCGCGGTATCGGCATAGATTGCCCGCCATTTGATGATCGGCGGAGCCTTGTAAAATTGCCACCATTCATCCTTGAGAATGCCGCCGCCAACAGGCGCGGGGCGTTGCATGTACTGGCCTGCAAAGACATAGGCATTTGCGGCTTCCTTACGGCGCAGATCGTCCAGCGGGAATTGTTCCGGCCAGAATGACAGATCATCCGCGCCGATAGCAGGGATGCAAACGTGATCCCATGTTTCGCCGTTCCCGCCATTCAGAAGCCATCCGGTCAGGTCATCCTCGTGCAAGCGCTGCATGATAACGATGATCGGCGTGTTGACCGTGTTTTTCCGGCTTTCCATGGTGACTTGGAACCATGACAGAACCTTGTCGCGCATGGTCTTGCTTGACGCCTCTCCAGCCTTATGCGGATCATCAATTATGATTGCGCCACCGAAGCCTTCGCGCATCTTGCCAGCGCCGAAGCCTGTGATTGTGCCATCTGCCCCGGTTGAATAGACCACTCCCCCGGATTGCGTTCTGAAATGGTCTTTTGCGTTGCTATCCTGGCGCAACTGAGGTGCGCCGAATATCGCGGCATATGCTTCGTGCTGCATTATTGCGCGGGTTTCCCATGTGTTCGATGTTGCTAGGTCTTTGGAGTAGCTTGCATGGATGAACTCGCAATCCGGCGCGATGCCCATGCACCACGCCATGAAGTTCTTGACGGCGATTTCCGTCTTGCCGGATCGCGGGGGAATGTTGATTATCAGGCGTTTTGATTTGCCAATGACGACACGCTCTAGGGCGCGGCATATGGCGGAATGGAATGGCGCTGATTTCATATCGACGCCACGCCTTGCGCGGAACATGTAACGCGAGAACGCTAGCAGGTCGGTTTGCAGCGTTGCGATTTCGTCAGGCGTCATCGTCTTTGTGCTTGCGTTCCAGCGCCGCAAGGATTGCCGCCGAATTGTCGCGCGGCGACATTGTGCCATCGCTCGACATGTGGTCTTTTTTGTCAGCTAGACCAAGGTCGCGTGCAATTATGTTGGCGTTCAACAGGTCAGCAGATGCGCCTTCAAACTTCTGACGATATATAACACTTTCTGCCCAACCCATGATTGCAGAAAAATCGGATCGCGACTTGCGCCACTCGTTCCATGTTTCTTGCGAAACACCGATGAACATGCACATAGCGCCGATTGTCATAGCCCTCATTTGAGCAATAGGCTCATGCGTTGCGTTGCCTTGGAATGTAACAAGTTGATCCTTGTAAAGCGGGTTATCATCATTCCATTCAAAATACTGGCTAATCGCATCCTCCAGCGCACTTGCTGTTTCAAATTTAGGATTGCGGCCATGTGATGACCTAGCTTCCCAGAAGCGGTTGCCAGTTGTGAATCTTCCGGTTGCCGGGTCTTTCCCTGCTGGAAGCGTGTTGCCTTCCATTTATTGCATCCTCAAAACTTCTTGCCATTTGCTGCGAGGCGAGCGGCATGACTATGGTCTGCTCGTGTCGCGTTGAATGCCATCTTCTCTTCAAACGCGTTTTCCAGATCATACCCAAATCCGCCAGCATAATCGAATATGCGGATCATGGCGTCCACAAGTTCAACCTCGGCCATGCGCCGATGCGGCAGCTTGTCGTCCATCAGGTTCTTGCGCTCGCCTTCCATTGCTTCTGAAATCTCGGAATGGATCAGGCATAGCAATTCGCCCTTGTTGCGATTGATCCTTTCCCCCGTTTCCGGGTCTTGCCACCACTTGGCGTTAGCGGCGTGGCACTCTGCGGCGTAGTCGTTAAGCGTCTTTTTCATATGGGGTCACTCCTGATTGATTGATTTCGCCTGCATTGTGTAATCCGGCTGGATGATAACGCATTTTTTCACAGAAGGCCACAAGGCGCGAATGGTTTGAACATCGCCGCGCGCAACGGCCTTATCGAATTGCGCCAAGGCGTGATGGTGGGTCATTTGCTGCTCCGTTCTGCACGATGTTTCCAATACCCACGAACATGCTCAAGAGCCAGCATTGCTTGCGGATCAATGTACCGATCACGTTCCTTGTCGCCCATCACCAGATCATACGCCTCCACCATTGCGGCAGGTGACCCCTTCTCAGCCACGCGCTTGAACCGCAGATCATTCATCCAGCCATCCGGGGAACCCGCCCGAAGTTGCCAATAATTGCGGTCAGGCATTTTGGCATAAAGGCCAAGCGTAGCGATTGGGGGCTGTTCAAACTTGTCAGCCATTTCCTCCCATGCGGCTGCGGATTCCATATTTAAAAGCACCGGGAAGCTGTAGAAGGTCACGTCCTCCGGCATATCCGACACGGCCCAATAGGCAACGATGCGGCTCCCGTCCTCTGACAGGATGGGGTCATTTTCTCGGATATTCATTCCGTTTCCTCTTTCATTGTTGCGAGTATGTTCACGGCGTCAAAGAAGCCCTGCACCGATGCGGCTTGTTCTGCGCAGGCGTACAGGTCTTGCAGGGTCAGCCCTTCGCCCATGGCTTGCGCTATTGCGCCTCGGATAAGATCGACTGGTGATGTTGTCATTCTGCGCCCTTGAATAGCTGGATCAGGTCCAGGTTATTTTCGTCAACCGCGTGGCCTCGTTTGTGATGGCCGTATTGGATTGACTTTGAATGTTCTCCTGAAGCGGCTCGTGCTTTTCTGATGCGCCCGCCCCAGCGATTGTTGTGGATTGTATCGCGGATTTGTATCACGTCCAGTTTTGTTGCCTCTGCAATTTCAGCATAGGTCACATTCCATTCGTGCCTTTGTGCGAATTGCCAGATGCGGAATGCGTTAGCCTCGAATAGTGGGGTCATTCAACATCCTCCTTTGTCACCCGGTTCAGCGCGCCTATCACGCTGTTTTTCGTGACGCCCCAGGCTTCCCCGATCTGCCGGGTGGTCATGCCCGCATCCCGCATTTGCAGCCATGCCAGCAGCCGATCGTCATCGCGTCGGGTTGGTTCCCGCGATTGGCCTTTGATTTTAGTCATTCGGCTTCCCCTTTGATTGCGGCGATGGCTATCCGCGCCGGGTTTGCGTCATAATCCCTTTTCCGATACCGCGCCTGCACTGGATGGTCGCCGGGGTACTCATGCGCGGAATACTGATCCAGATCGGTCTGGCATTGCTCCAAAGCCTCCACCGCCTTCGCCAGCTTGGCCTCAAGTTCCCCGCGATCCCGGCCTGACGCCTCCACGACTTCGGTGGCTTTGGCGAGTTGGGCCTCAAGTTCTTTTATGCTGGCTTGCAATGGCGCTACCTTTGATTTGTGAACTTCCTCAATCATCAGTGCGATGAACTGCGCGGTTGCGTCAACGATGCTGCTGTCTTGGATCATTTCACGGGCAATGGCGCGGGATGCTGATAGCTTTTCATTCCTGGTCACAGCCCGTCCCTCCTATCGCGCAGCCAATCGCCGCGCTCGTTTTCGTGCTCCTCGGCGGCTTCCAGTTCTTCGTCTGTCATGTCGTCAGGCTCTTCCGGGCCGGATAAGCGCCATTTGTCGTAGTTGCGGGGTAAGGTCACTTGCGGCGTCCCATGATAAAGTCGCAATCGGCACCGCCAAAATCGCAGGCGCAATCCTCACAGCGCGGGGGCATCCATCCGGGCGCTGCCGAAAGTCGTCCTTGCCTGAACGCATCGGCAAGCTGTGATGGTGTGTCGGTTTCCAGCCCGTGAGCATTTAGCGCCGCGATCATATCCGGCTGGTTAAACTCTGGTTTATTGTGCATCGTCATCACAAATCCCCCCTCTTGGTATTCGCCCAATGCGCGGCGTCTGCGTGGGCTTGGGCTGCGGCTTGGGCGGCTTCGAGGGTGTCGAATTTCCTGCTAAAGTCATTACTCATGGTCAGAGTATACTGTGACCGGAATTCCTCGCCCACATTGTCAAAGTCCGTCCGAAAAATTAAATACCATGCCCCGCTCGCGGTAATTGCTGATCCGCCGCTCCACTCCAGCGGCTTCGGCCCGCACAGGTCCAGCACGGCTGCGGCTTGCCTAAGATGCACTCTCCTGACCTGATCCGAATTGTCAGCAAATGCTTCTGGCGTTCTGGCGCTGATAATGCTTTGTGGCGCACCAGAATCGACAACTTCAAACCGCCACAATTCTGCGGCAAGCCTCTCAATCATTTCTTCGCGGGTCATTTGCGGGCCTCCAGCATTGCGTCTGCAATCTCATATGCAATGACTGCGGCACTCTTTCCGACCCTATCTGCAGGGTGCCACCCCTTCACGCTTGCGATAACCTGACCAGCGAACCAATCGCGCAGGGT